ACTTTGGTAGCAATCACACCGTCAGGTTCGATTAACTCAAACGTGGCTAGTACTTCACCTGTATCAGTCGTTTTGCCTTCGATAAACTTAGGTGAGACTAATTGGCCAACAAGCTTGTTAACGTCTTTGCCTTTACCTGCAATGTGTTCATCGTCTGATTTAACAAACACGCGTGCACCTTCAAATAAAGGCACAGCCTCACGCAAGACTGAGTCTGGGTAATAGTTGTTATTGCCGCTTAAGCCAGCTTTGATCACGCGGATTAGCCATCTACCAGAACTAACATCGCCTTCAGCTTCAATAAAAACTTGATCGCCTGTAAGCTTTGCAGCACTTAAAGCCTCTTTCAAAGCAACGTAATCTGTTTTAACTTCAAGCGGCTCACCTAATACAACAGTGTTGTCAGTAGTGATGGTGTAATTGAATTTGTAGAGATGGCCTTTGTCTGTATTTACTACTACGCTATCTGGATAAACCGCTTCAAGGTTTACCCAGCGACCTGGCTCAGTAGGATAAAAGCGTGAATTCAGTACGCCGCGCAATAGCTCAATGACAGCGCGGTATTCACTGACAGCTTCACGCAGCAGCACGTCACCAGTTAAACCTTGTTTTGGAATATTGTTCATGACGGTTAGTTACTTTTCGCCTGTGAATTTGTGACCGTCTTTGGTCACAACCGTCACGCTGTCACCATAGTCTTTAAACGCTAAGACTTCATCAGCACCGATTTCAACTTCTTTAGTGGTTGGGTCTGCGCCTTTTTCTTTTGGCGGCACAATGACTGTGCGGGTAACTAGATCTGCGGCCTCTGCAGCTGTGAGTTCTTCGGCAGATCCCCGTACAAAAGCAGGCTTTGCATATTCTAATTTTTCTGCAACAGCATCTGCTACTGCAGTATTAAATGTAGCTTCAAACTCACCTCTTAAAGTAGTTATTATTTCAGCTTTAGCAGCTTCTAACTGCTCTGCAACAGCAGCTGCTACTGCAGCATCAAATTCTGCTTTTGCAATAGAAGCATCAACTACACCAGCCCCTTCATTACCTGCACCTGTTTTTTGATCAAGCTTTGAATCACCTGATTCAGTATTTTGTTTTTTATCAGCCATCTGATTAGCTCCTAAAATTGATTAAACTTAATTAAGTTGAATAATGTAGGTGCAAGAATAGCTAGTTGTGGTGCGGGTTTCTTTTAACGCGTGTTAAAACTTTGAAGGGTGAATAATCTGCCTTAGCAGATAGATTTATTGATAAGCCAAGCGCTGGCTTAAATGATAATTAACTTAATTTAAATCGTTGATCTAACTTTTGAAACATAACCTGAAGGTGTGATTGGCTGGCTAAAATCTACTTTTGGAATAGAAGCGCAGCCGCAATTGATAGTTTCTGAAGCTGGTGCTGCAGGATCATGCGGATACATCATGCGAATAGCATTGCCACCTTTGCTTGCAGGTATTAAAAACGGCTCATTCACTGGCACAGTTTGGCCGTTTGCAAGATTATGATTTAAACGTGGGTGCAACTTACCGCTTCGTAGCCACTGCTTTTGCATTGGTATGCCTGCATCACTGGCCTGCTGCATACGCTCATGGCTGGCCTTTGAAAACACGCGTCCAAGCTCAGTACGCACAATAGTAGTGGCGCGTTTTTTAGACGGATCACCCAGAACATCTTTTACACGCCGAATTGCATCACCTGGTGATTGAGCTCCAATGACAACCAAACCTAACTCACTATTGATTTTATTAGCGCCTTGCACGCCAATATCTTTAATGCGATCCGTCATAAAAGCACGCATGGCATTAAGCTGGCCAGCATCCAAATGTGGTAATGCAGCACTAATACTTGCCGCAGCCAATGGCTTATCAACTAAATCAGCACCAGCCTGCCAGCTTTCACCTGCAGCGCTGCCAATTGTGTTGCCAGCCGCATCACCATACTCTTTAAGCATACGCGTAATTTCAAACTGCAGATCAGGTAATGACCAGCGCTGATAATCCGTAGGTTGATTTTGCAAGGTGACAATAATCTGTGCCTGGGCAACTTTAAGCAAACGCACAATCTCATCACGCGTGTTAGCCTGAATACGCGTTTTACCTTTTAATCCTGCTTTTAAAGCCTCATTGAAGGCTTTTTTCTTTTCGTTTTCAGTCATGGTTGAATTAATAAAACGGCAGTATAGGTGGCTTAGCTAAGAATGCTGCTTCAGTTTGGGCAGCCACAACTAATGCTGAAGTGTAATTTGTAACTCTGGTTAGTTGTCCAATAATAGCTATTTTATCAGCAACAAGATTTGATTTTTGTGGGTTAACAACATCACTTGATATTTGACAGACTGCAAAGGTTGTTCCAGTGTAATCCACAATCATGCCACCATAATCTTGAAGTGCTTTAGCTAATATCAAACCCTCTGCGGTAAGTCCGAGTGAGTTTAAATCTACTGCTTTTGGTATGGCATACATCTCACCCATTTTTGAGTAACCGAAGTATCCTGTGGCTGCAATGCTATCTGCTGTAAAACATGGCCATTGTGATTGCAACCCAACTCGGTTATCACCACTAGGAAATCCAATTGCAATAGTTGAGCCCGTAGAAGTCACTGTCACTTCATTAACTGTTACTGTTGTGTAACCTGTACTCGCATCAAAAGTTGCAGCAATACTGTTATGAACACTGTATTGAGTACCATCCACTGAGTTGGTATTTACTGTGGCTGAGTGTCCAAAAAGCGTTCCTGCAGTAAACATTTGACTGTAATCAATCGCGTCATAAGTTGCGCTTATTGGTTTTATTACAAATATCGAACCACCCGCATTGGATGTTGCAGAAACTACCGAAAAAGTAGTAGCCCGTAACATTACACCCGATGCCTGCATTCCAACAACATGGTCAATAAGACCTGCATCAAGTTGTGCTTTGGTTACTAAGCCACCGTGAGCCGGTAAACCGCCAGCACGATGAAAATGCTGATAAGCGTAACCAGATATCGAAGAGTTAATTATTGTTGTACTTGTCCAAGGGTAAAACTTCTTAGACATACCTTTACCATAAATGTCAGCGGTATAAAGTGTATTTGCTGAGTGCATGTTATCTTGATTGTTTAGACCAGATGCCACGCATTTCCAAGTAATTGTACCGTCAACAACTGTATTATTAATGATTGTAGGCCATACAGGCTCGGTTGAACCTGTCACCCCTGAGCCATTAGCTGAGTATCTAAATCCGTTCTGCACAGTGGCAGTAGGGAATACAACATTTCCACTACTAAAAGCTTTTGATGCCGACCAAGGCATATCAGCATTTTGCGCACATGTCCATGTAACAGCACCATCTACTGTTGATCCGCCAATAACAGTATTCCAAGCTGGCTCAGTTGCACCACATGCACCAGCAGCGCCATTGTTAGTATAGCGATATACTTGCAAAGCTTTGTTTGTTGGCAGTACATCATGCCCAAACTGCTCAACATAGCCATTCGCCACCCATTTTTGAGGCAAGAAATGATAACGCCCCATTTCAAATACAAATCTATTATCCTGCGTTCTCAGACAGGTTATCCTGTCTGAGCTTTGGCCTGTGACTAAACCTAATGCAGGTAACTTAAACCTAAAGTAACAATCGGTAGAAGCATAGGTAGCCGCTTTGTCATAAGGAAAAAATGGAATAGGCACATTTGAACGGATTCGACCAGTAGCTACATTATTGATTCTTAAATTTGATACCGCATGACTTACGTCATAGTTGTTAATTGGAATACCATCACCTGATTGTCCACCTACCCAAAAGTAATTAGTAGTTGATCCGCTTTTTAATTTCTTACCCGCGTATTGGTCACGAACATGTTGAGTGGCAATATCTGTCGCTGGATTGGCGTATGTTGCGCTATTTGATAGCGGCGTATTCCAAAAGCTGTCAGCGGAAAAAGGTGTAATTCTAGGGTCTCGATATGTAGTACCACCTACAGGCATGGTATTTTGAACTACAGTGTAAGTAGCCTTCGCATTTGCCCCATCCACAAATACTTTTTTACCAGACTGACCTGTAAACGTATAAAAGAATTTAATGGTTAAATCGGATAGTAGATTTAACAATCTCACATAACCGCCGCTGGCGGTGGTTACGCCTATTCCGCTTTTTACTATTAAAATACTTGTATCTTCCGCTGTCATCTCTAAGGTAACAGTTTTAGATGTTAGGGATGTGGCGGTATAAGTAAAATCAAAAACACTTGTTTGGTTGAAGTTGTCAGTTATTTGCAAACGACCAGCACCATTAAAAGTCGCTGGAACATTGGATGCGTCCGTGCTTGTAATTGGAATTGTGACAATGACTTTATTATTGTGGACTAATGTTCCGCCTGGTATTGTTACACGCCATAATTCTTTTAACGGGTCTACGAAGGATGCATTTGTGTAAGCATCAGTGAGGAACCCGCCGTTCATTGTGATGCCGTTAATAATCGTACCTTGGGGTAAACGATACCCCCATATTCCAGCCCCATTGTCAAACTTTTCAAAAGTTAAAGGATTTGGCAGATATCTGTTGTCTGTATAAGTTGCACCTCGATCATAATTTGAAACGCCTCGATAAGGCGAATGTCTATAAAGCGCCCCTCCAGATGCAGCTGCTATCATTGCAGTCATTTTATTCATCTTAAACTCCTGACAACAAATACTCGTCAGCTACCGCTGTTGGAGTTAGGGATACAATACCGTTTGAAGATGAGCGCGTGATAACATTATTCACCACACCATTTATTTTTACGCCACCTGTTGCGGTTATAGTAAAACTGCCTGCTGATGGCGGGGTAAAAAATACCGTAGGTGCAGGGGATAAAGCTGCGCCAAGTGTAAAAACTAACCCTGTTGTACTTGGTTGTAAGTTTTTTCCGTCATCTGTAATAGCGATCAGTCTTGATGCATTTACTACTTCATTAGTGACCCCACCTGTGCCACCACCTAAGCTGACAGGATCATCATTCGCACCAATCACCCAGCTCAAGCCATCAGCCGTCCGTCTAGGGAATCTTTCCAATAACCAGTTATAAGCATCACCTGATAATGCTGCGCGTACTCGTTGTAAATCAAACATTTCTATTTCTCCTAGTCTTCAAGTATTGGATCAGTGAACACATCTTCAGCTGCAGTTTTTTCAGCTGCAGTTTTGGCATTCTTCAATTCTTCAGCTGCATCAATTTCAATGCCTAGCCTGCCTGATATCGCATTGATTAATTTAATGGCTGTTTCTTCTGTGATTAAGCCTTTTTCAACGCCCATTGCAGCACCCACAACAACTTGTTGGAAAGCTGCTGCGTATTTGCTGGTGTCTTTTGCGGTCATTTCTGGGAATATGGCTTCAACCTCAAAGGCGGCATCTTCCAGATCAGGCTCGCTCTTACTTTTGGCTAGGCATGCCTGACGCAGCACATAGATACCTATGCTTTCTAAAATGTGCTTAATGGTTTTTTGGCGCATGGCAAACATCTTGAAGGTTGGCTCGCCCATCTCGGCACCTACAGCACGGTTCACGTTGCCGCCACCGCCAAACCAATGTTCTGCTATGGTGGCGCCGCCTAATACATGGTTACGGAATAGGCTTGCGCTTTGTGTAGAGTCGTGTGCATTAAGCTGCGGTGTAACGGCTGTCCATTTTTCAGAATCGTTATGCACGCGAGTTGAACCAGGTGCGGGTGGGTGAATACCTTTGGCACGCTGCTTAACTTCTTCAGGTGTAGAGCCTTTAAGCTCAACATCCCAAATAAATGCACGTAAGAACTGCGCACGATCTAACTCACCGAATAAAAACTGATCATAGCCATCTAGCCAGTCAGCCTGTGCTAACAGGTCTGAACGGCCACGTGAACCATTGCTTAAATCATTTATTTTGAAATAGAAAGCCTCGCCATCAGTAAAGGTTTTTCTGATCTCTTGCGTCTTGATTGAGAAAACATCCTCTGGACCATTTACTATTACGCTATAGCGCCTTGCAACACCTTTGCGGTCTTTGCAAGTCACTATGCCAATTGGTTGTTCTGAGTTGTCAGGGTCTTTCACCACAGTTTCAATTAAAGCAGGGTCGATATAGCCAAGACGAACATGGCCAGTATGCTCATTCACAAATGCTGGATATAATTGTTCTCCAAATAGCGCTAGCTCACGGGCTTTTTTCGTGAGCTTCATATCCATCTGGTTAATTGGATCACGCCAGAATCGTTTTAAAATAGCCAGATTAGCTTTATCATCGCAATGCAGTCTGACGCCTTCACCCAATATATAACCCAGCGGCAATTCAATTAAACGATTCGCTAACAGGTTCACTTCCCATAAATACAAGGCAGTTTCACGCATGCGCTTTTGAGTGATTGGTGATAAGTCACGTTTGGTATCGCCAGTGAGTGATCGCCAGTTTTCTTCATCAGCATCAATCGTGGTGCCGTAAGCTTCACGCATTGATACTTCGTTAGCAGTGGAAATAGCAGCAATTTTCTCTTGCGCTTCACGTAATGCAGTCTCGGCTACATCAGCACGCATCGATGCCAACAACGCATCTTGCTTACTTTTACCGCCTAAACCTAAAATATTTGCAATTCTCATGCGTAGTCCCTATTGTTAATGGCTCTAAAAACGCTTTATAAAACTTTATACGGCGTTTTAAAGCCCACCTTGCGGCATGAAGCTGTGCCTTGGTTAAATAATCGCTTCTAGCGCGTTCTTGTGCGTTCAAACATATTGCCGTGCTGCCTGCCTAGCATTCTTGCAGGGAGGTAAGCATTCATATCTGATTCAATTGATTCACCTGCAGCTGGCTGACCTTCTTGTCTTGTTGCTGCCCAAGCTAACAAACCTGCAATTGCAGTATCGCCATGTCGCTGACCGCCATCTGAACCTTTGTCATGACCGTCATCAACTTTAGGTCTGCCTTTATCCAAAACTACGCGGCGGTGATCGGCGATGATGTCTTCAGACGCAGGGATCAAAATAGACTTATCTTCATAAGCAACTTTGTAAGGTGGAAAATTCAGGGCATACCATGTTTGGCTAAGCATCACGCATTCAACTCTAGCAACGCCAAATTTTTGCAATGCAGCTTCGGCATGTGATTGGCCGTTACCACGCGCATCGAACTTGGCATGGTGAAGTAATGGCAAGTTTTCCATTACATAGAACAAAATAAGCTGCTGCACATCAAATGGAATACGGCGCAGCTCTAATACAAACTGTGTTTTCCATAAAGAAGGCGTCACTTGTTGTAAAACCCAGATAACTGAAAGGTCACCGCTACGTCCAAAGTCTTGGCCTAATACCGTGCGGCCATTGCCAGAAATCATATCTATCACTGGCTTAATGGTATCTATAAGCCAAGTTTTAGCTTCAGTCAGCCTTCTATCGTCAAGCATCCATTCAAGTGGCTTGCTGTATCTAATGACTGGGATTGATGCATCTTGGCAGCGCTCTAGTAACGTGCGAGGGATATAAACACCAGAGCCAGCACTAGGAATTACGTCTAGCTCTTCATCTGCTTTTGAACCATAAAACTCATAGATTTTATTGCGCCAGGAATCAGCATCTTTCGACTCCATTTTTTCGCCCATCACTAGCTTTACACGTTCATATAAGCCAAGACGAACAGCATCATCAAAAGTTGTTTTGTGAAGTGAGTAAGCAAACTTTCCTGCACGAATATCTTTAACCAATAGGTTAAAAGGGTTGTCTTCACCGTTATGTGAAGACAGCACACGGACTTTACCGCCCCAGATAAGCATCGCTAAAGCTGCTTTTAATAAGCCCTCTAGGTCATCATGGAACGCGGCCTCATCAATCGTTACCTTACCTTGTTTACCTCGGATAGAACGCGGCCTGCTTGATAAGGCCAAAATTTTAAAGCCACTGGCAAAGTCTATGCGGAAGGTTTTAATATTCTTCGTATCACCATTTTCATCAGTATCTTCAAATACACATTCATTAATTTCACCTGCAGCAAAGTTAAAAGCTTTTGCCCACATAGCACAGTCTTCAATGTACTCACGTGTCATATCTTCTGAGTAACCGATATAAAGCGAATCCTGACCATTTTGTATAGCTGAAGTTAAAACGGAATCGGAAGCATCGCACCAGGACGCACCAATACGGCGAGATTTTTCCCAAACAGCAACAGGTGAGTTATCGCTCACCCATTCTTGTTGATAGGATAATAGAACAACTGGAGCGACATTCTCACTCATGCGCTAATACCTAATATTTGCTGACGAATCATATTGACTGCGTCTGGTGTTAGACCGCCTTTTTTAGCCATTTGCGCTACTGAGTCTGCTGCAAGTTTCGTTTTCTCTTTGATTGAAATCTGATGTTTCTTAGCATTGATACTTGCGCGACTTAATTCAGCAATACTCTTAGCTGCACCCGCCATCATCTTCAATCTTGTTTCAGGGCTTGAGCTATCATCAGCTTCTTGTAGCTGCACTAATACGTCAAACACTTCACTTTGCACCATTTGAATAATGGATGATCCTAATAAATCGGCATCATCTGGAGCTGCTTCAGAAATAGCAAGCGCGGCCTGTGTGCTAGTCTTGATTGCCCTTAATTTGCTTTCAAGCTTCTGACCGTAACGGTGAATGCTACTTTTACCAATATCAAACCCACGCTCTTTTAGCGTAGTTTCAAGTAAGGTGTAGCCACTAAAGTTGCCGTCAGCTAATGCCTTATCAAGCCAAGATTTGACTTCAAGCGGCAGCATTTCAACTGAGCTACGTTTAGCCATTACCAATACTTCTTAGGACGTGCGATACCAGCATCGCAACCCACGGTATATTCAACAACATCAACACCATCACGCGTTAATTCTGCATGCCAGATTGCTGTATCTTTACCAATGATTGAGACAAGGCCGCGGTCTGTCAGATAATCCAATTCAAGACGCAACTCCCTACCTGTTACTTGACCTTGAATATCATTTACAACATTGAGCATCAAACCCTCATTAGCACCAATTGGGCGTGCTGAGTTTAAGGTTTCTAAAATCAACCAGCGCAGCTGCTCACGTTTTTGTTTTTCCATATCAATTATCATCTTTAGCCCCCAACTCTTAATGCATCAATTTTTGCAGCCAGCGCATCCAGCTTGCTGTGAATTACAACCTCTTGCCTTATCGCGTCTTCACGTCTTAAATACTGAATAGGCAGGGCGGCTTTCAGCTCTAACAATTCGCGCTCTACAGTACGCCAACCATCGCCTTCAGATTTAATTGCGTGCTCAAGTGCTTTAAAGCGCTTGTCTAAAGCAGCTTCACGCTCAGTACGCAAATCTTCCTGCCCCTTAAATCGCTGATCAAGCTGATCTGTAAACTGTTTAACTATGATGGTGATCAGTGCCCAAGCAGCAGCAAACAATGCACCTATTAGCGCGCCAGTCATCATGACCAGCTGCCAAAAATCTATTTGAATCACATTCACAGCAAACCCCTCTTTTTTTGTTTTTCGTAATACTCTTGGCAATCAATACAACGTGTAATGCCTTTAATCGCTGCGCTCTTTTGGAATTTTGTCGCCACAATCTTCACAGTGGTTAAGCGTTACTTTTGGATTTTGTTTCCGCTGGTAAGAGATAGCAGCGTTGCGTGCTGCCATCTCAATGAGTTGTGCGTCATCTTCAAATTTACTCATTGCGGCGCTACCAATTCATTACTCTCATTTACTGAATCAGGCGGGGCGGCAATAGGGGAGGTTGGTATTACACCGCCAGTGGCAGTTTCCACCTCACTTCCTAAAGTAAGTGCTGTGAGAGAGTTCTCTTGTCGGTCTGCCTCAGCAATATCAATACACAGATTTAGTTTTTCGGCGGTGGCGTCGCACTCGCTGGCGAAGGTGATAAGAAATTCACTAGCCGCTGGAGAAAGTTCGGCTGTTTTTTCTTGAGCTGGGCGGGGAGCGGTGCCAAGTGTGTTTGTATCACTGCCGCAGGTTGAACTTTGCTTGGTGGGGATGCGCAGCTGCTGAGCCCCAGAAGCCACACGGTTAATAAGATTACTAGTAGTAGTTTGTGCATCGTCGTTTCTCTTTTCAAATTGCTTAGTAAATTCATTTTGTTGTACTACTTTTTGATGCTCAACTTCACGAACTTGCGCTATTAATTCAAAGTTACGTTTTGCCAGTTTTGCCATTGATGCATTTTCAGCAGATACATTGCGATCATGTTCAGCTGATACGCCAGTGTCATAAATGAAATAAAGCCCCGCTAATATCACAGCTGCTAAAAGTACATAAATTAATGTAGTTTTTAGCCAGCCTGGTATCACTAAGTCAGCTAACCATTTAGTCATTCTTTAACTCCATATTTAAGGCCAATGAGTTTGCTTGCGGCACCATGAACTGTTAATGTGCCTAGATAAATAACCCAAATTTCACCTGTGGCTGTGCCCATGTAGCTCATCCAGCAAAAAGCTACAGTGGCTGATAGGTAAGCAATGTTTGTCCATAGCTTGGTGTGAGAGAGTCCGCCAGTGACCTCATCTTTAACGAGATCACTTAGTTGCATTGACAGGCTCCAAGAATAAGAAGCGCTCAAGCTGACGGCGTTTTAATAGACCGTCATTAGCAACGGCTTTACCGTCTACGTGTTCATACTTCCATTTGAGAAATTCATTTGCAGCGCCAGCACGATCACCAGCTTGCAGCTTTTTGAGTAAGGTTGAGCCGTCTAATGCACCGCAGCCCAAGTTAATGCAGAAGCTAACCAATGCATCAAACTCATTTTGATTAAGCGGCTTGCCTTTGATTTTGTTAGGGCTGAGTACAGCATTGATAAATAATTCAGGAATGGCTAAATCAGCATCAAATAACTCATAGGCCTTCTGCAATGTGATTGCGGCGCCAAAGTTTTCATTCTTCTTGATGCGGTGACCTATGCCAATAGTAGGATATCCAGCCGTGCAAAGATAAGGCTTAAGCCTAAGCCCTTCGCGCTGCTGTATGAACTTCTTGCCTAGTGGTGAGGTTGTTAGATTTGACATGCCCCCATTATGTCGGGGGCAAGGGTTTGGTTCTTTTAATGCGTATTAAAACTTAAGTTAATTGATTTTTTGTGCTCCGAAGAAGTATCCGAGCTCTTTACTAAATGATGCAAAGTATTCCACTCCATTAATAGCGCGAGTGATTTGCTTTCCATTTCCAACTTCAACTGATTTTTGCAATAATTCTAATGCAGTTTTATTAGCTTCTTCTGTGTTTAAACTTTCATCTAGTGATCTAAAAACTACCTGCGAAAGCAACATCATATTTATCCCAGATTTGGTTGTGCCGTCACCCCTAGATATACTGATTACACCATCAAACTTGCCATTCTTAGTTGATGAAATTATTAAACTACTATTATTGTTCAACTTGATATTTGCTGTATTTTTAACTTCGCCAGACTTTAATTCAATATTTTTAAGCCTGAACTCTGCGCCCACTCCTATTGCAGCCCTATTAAATCTATCCTGATATTCATCTATAGTCATATCAAAACTTGGCTCCATCTTACTCACCACTTTGTTTTTTGAACTCTCATCCTCAATTTCAATTTTTGCATTTGGATTAATTTCTAAGGCTAATTTCTTCGCCTCATTAACAACTGCTACTTGTAGACCATTGCATTCGCGACCAGTATCAGCGGTAGACATATCTGCCATAGCCTTAGCACAACGCTCTTTGGGTCCATTTGAATCTATTTGCGGACTACATCCCATCAATATAATTAGAATAATTAATCCCGTTAATACACTCTTCATAAATTCCCTTTATTTCATCAATTATTATTTTAGTTTAGATTTTGTAATTGCTAGTATTAAAGTTTCTACAGCACTCTTTTCTTTATCTGATAGTACTCTAAACCCACCCATTAGCGCTTGTTCGCGCTCAGTCAAATGGTTATAAATTATAGTTTCCTGCTGAACATTTTGATTTAACTCTACTTTATTTTCATAAGGCGTATTTTCACTGCGCCCATAAAGCAATGTATCTATATCAGTAGAATATTCTTTAGCAAAAGCCTTTAGAAACCAATATGGAATTTTTCCATCTTTAATCCACTTACTTACCGTTCCAGTAGGCAGGTTAAGCACATCGTCAGCAATTGGAGCATAAAAGACAGGCTCTACAATTCTTACCATTCTATTAATAACTTCAGTTACAAATTCCCATACCGAAGGAAAGCTGCGCCCAAAACCTTCTTTGAATATATCGCCCTCACCGATTGTTAACCACTCTGGGTTCAGGTGCAGTTTATGCACCAATAAATTCAGGTCATCACCCTTAAAACCGTCCACTCTACCTGAAGATATATTCTTAATTCGCTGAAGCTTAATGCCAGTGTAGTCTTCTAAATCAAGCTGATTCATCCAACAAGCATCGCAAATTAATTTTATTTTATTTATTTTCATAGATACCCCTTGCAAAGTGCATTTATTGCACTTACAATTCATTACATCGAATTACGAATTATTTCAAATCTCCACTTTTGAGAACAAAAAAAAATGAAGATGTTAACCAAAGAAAAAAAAGATAAGCCCTACACTCCTACCGAAATTAAGGGTGAGTTTGCCGCATACGGCGTTACCGTTAGTTCATGGTGTATTGAGAACAATCTACATAGATTAACTGTCGTTGATTTGCTTCGTGGCAAACGAATGGGCATACGTGGTGAAGCGCACCGTGCGGCAGTAATGCTTGGCCTTAAGCCTGATCCAATCACTAAGCATATCAATCATCCTTTCAAATTAGAAAAGTTAGCAGCATGAACTTGTTAACTAGCCTGCATTTTGCACCCATGCAAATCACTTGCATAGCGCAAAAACATGATTTTGTTTCTAAACCAACATCAGGAGGCATTTAGAAAAATGGCCCGTAATTGGAATCGCGTAATCCCGCGCAATACTCTTGAAGCAATTAGGCTTTGTAAAGATTATGCCAAAGAAAAGAAGAACTTATCTGTAGAGCGCATTGCAGACCTGATGGGCGTGACTGCTGACACATTATACGGGTGGTTAGGTAACGGCAAAATGCATGCCTCTCTTATTCAATCTTATGAGCATATTTGTGGTTGCACCTTTATTAGCGATCACCTCGTTCATAGCCAAGGCAAGCTTGCTGTAAAAATACCATCAGGCCGTGCACTTCAAGACACTGATTTACTGCAAATGCATAAAAGCTTTTCACAAACAATGGCTTTGCTAGCTGGGTTTTATGACGGCAAATCAGACGCCACAGAAACACTGAATGCAATTACAGATCACATGCAGGTTTCAGCTTGGCACCGTGCAAACGTACAAAAACATGATCAACCTGAATTAGATTTTGAGGAGGCCTAATGGCTAAAACAGCAACCAACCAGTCAGGCGAAAAGATACTAGACGTACTTAATGTGCTGTTGCGTAATTTTACAATAGGCTTAACGCCAACTGAGCTAACTAAAGCGACAGGCTTAAGCGCTAGCAACATCACGCGCTACATCAATACGCTTGAAGGCAAAGGCTTTGCAGAACGCATTACAGACACAGGCCGTATTCGCGCCAGCCATAAGATTGCACAACATGCTGTCACGATTATGCGTGATTTGCAACAAGCTGAAAGTCGTATTCAAGAGTCACTAAAACGTATTACACGGGAGATATAAACAATGGCACGTCAAAAACAAGAATATCCTGCAATTACTCCTGCGCTAACGGATGCAGATACACCTGGCCTACCAGCAATGGCAGCAGCACTAAATCAAGAAGTGATCGCAGCACAAGATGCCAACGATAACGCCCAAGCAGTGGCTAAACAACTTGGTTATGAAGGTGTAATGACTGTCGGCGCATTAGAAGATGAGATTCGCTTCTATCAGCGCCGTACAGCAGAAGCTTGCTTGGAGCTAGGCAAACGCTTGCTTATATTAAAAGAATTGTCAGCGCATGGAGAGTTTGCTAAGCGTATTGAATTGCTAGGTTTTTCTAAAAGCTCATCACATCGATTCATGCAAGCAGCTTTTAAATTTTCCAAAAGTGCCAATTTGGGACTTTTGGCTGAAAAACTCGGAAGCCAATCGAAACTGCTTGAATTAGTCACGATGGACGATGAAGACATTCAGCAACTAGCCGATGGCGAAACGGTGCGCGGCTTAAGCTTAGATGAAATCGACACCATGACTACATCGCAACTTAAAGCAGCATTGCGCGAGTCAAAATTAAATTATGACGCACAAGGCAAAGTACTTGAAGAAAAGAACGTAGCAAACGACAAATTAGCCACTGCGCTAAATGCACGTGATAGCCGAGTTAAACAATTATCACCTGATGAAGTGGCTAAAGAATTGCGCAGCCAAGCAGTTGTTGATGGCTTTGCAGCCGAGCATGCCATACAACACCAGTTAGGTGCTACGTTTAAAGCCCTTACCGAGCATTCACTTGATAACGGTGGCGATCATAAACAATTCATGCTTGGCTTAGTCACGCAGATTGAGCTTGAGTTACTTAAAGTGCGTGAAGAGTTTAACTTGTATGGCGAAATTACCACCGACCAAACGCCAGACTGGATGAAGCCAGACGCAGATGAAGCTTTGTTAAAAGTAGAGGCTGAATGGGATGCAAAAATGAACTCTCCCGAGTGGGCTAATCACCCAGCTGCAATTGCACACAAGGCGAATAAATCAAAAGTGTCTGTGAACTAATACCATGAGCGCCGCGATGAACGAACGTTTAGTTGAAATTGCACAGCAAGCTAGGCTGGCACCATTTGGCACTAAAGAAGCGGTTTATACCGCAGCTTGCCAAGAGCTTGGTTTAACACGTGCAACTTTATTACGCAAACTTAAAACGGTAGCCTATTCTGCACCGCGTAAGCAACGTGCAGATAAAGGTGAAACTAGCGTTTCTCATACGGATGCTCAAAAAATTGCCGCTTATATTCAAGCGCATACCCGCCAAAATGGTAAGCAGATTATGACGCTTGAGCATGGCTTAGAGGTATTGCGTAGCAATCGTGAAATTAATATTGATGGCATAGATGAAGAAACAGGCGAAGTTAGCTTGTTGGCGATATCAACTGTACGCCGCGCTTTGAAAACTTATGGTTTAGATGTTGAAACTTTAAACGCACCAGCGCCAGCGGTGCAGATGGCAAGCAAACATCCAAACCATTTATGGCAAATTGATGCTTCAATTTGTGTGCTGTATTACCTGCCAAAATCTGGGTTGCAAGTGATGGAAGAATCAGTGTTTGAAAAGAATAAACCTGAGAACTTTAAAAAAGCCGAATTGGATCGCGTATGGCGCTTTTTAGTAGTGGACCATTGCAGCGGTTCTATTTATGTAGAGTATGTATTTGGCGGTGAGAACACAGCCAACCTGATTAGTATTTTCTTAAATGCGATACATCAGCGCGATGGCAAGCCGTTTTACGGCGTGCCTTTATGCCTGTATATGGATGCTGCCAGCGCCAACAAAAGCTCTACATTCCGCAATTTGTGCCGCAGCTTACAGATAGATTTAGCCCATCACTTACCCGGTAACTCACGCGCTACTGGTTCAGTTGAAAAGGCGCAGGATATTGTAGAACGTCAGTTTGAATCATGTCTAAAGTCTATTCATATTACTTCGATTGAGCAGTTAAACGAGGTAGCAAGACGCTGGATGGCAAAATTTAATGCTTACGCAATTCATAGCCGCCACCAAATGACGCGCTATGGTGCTTGGCTAAAAATCAAAGACGCTCAACTACGCATAGCGCCAGCGATTGAGTTGTGCAGAGAGCTGGCACGCAGCGCACCGATTGAGCGCACTGTGAGTAATTACCTCACGATTGACTTTAAAGGCGCTGAATACGATGTGAGCCATATCCCTGAAATTCACGTGAATAAAAAGGTTTTAGTTTGCGTTAACCCATACCGCGCCAACGCTGTGCAAATTGTGCAAGTGGGTGAAGACGGACACGATAAATTCTTTGTGGTTGAGTCAGCTAAAAAAGGTGAGTTTGGCTATTACGAAACCGCTAATGTATATGGTGAAGGCTACGCCCGCCACGCTGAAACAACCGCAGAAAAACAAAGCAAACAGCTTGATCAGTTAATCACTGGTGAAACTAAAGAAGCAGACGTTCAAAAAGCCTTACGCAGTAAAAAATTACCATTCGATGGTCGCATTGACGCATTCAAACCGATGGATGACTTTATTGCACCAACCTTTATGCCACGCCGTGGCACTGCGCTCAACGTGCCTGATTTAGCAATGCCTGAAATCAAACCACTTTCACTCATTGAAACCAAAATGCGCCTTCGCCCAATATTGGGTTATGCCCTTACGGCTGAACAAAACACGATGCTCAAAGAGGCTTACCCAAATGGCGTGATGGAAGACCAATTGATTCAAGTAGTAGAAATGCTAGAGAACAAAGCTAAAGCGCCAAGATTGGTAGCTGTCGGCTAGAAAGAATTTCGCCCAATGTGCGCTAACACATTGGGCGAGGGTTGCACTGCAAAGTGCGTTTTTTAAACAAGCGAGGTAAGTATAAATGAAAAATTTAACGAGCACAAAACTCGGAGGCGAATATGTCAGCGCTTCTTCAATTTAATGCAGCGGGATACGCCTATATGCCAATCAAACTAAAAGCAATCTTAATGCGCTATGGCATTAAACAAAACGACTGGTGCAAGGCAGTGATTCAAAGTAGTGGCATGTCATTAAGCCTTAGTGCTGGTGCGCAAGTCATTAACTGGGATACATGGCCTAAAGCTACACCAAAGGCATCTATTGTCGCTCAAACAGAAACCTACTTGCGCAGTGTTGGCGTGCCTGAAGCTGAAATTTCACTGGCTTGGAATGTAGATGAAACAGACGGCCTACGCAATGGACACCCCGCAGGTGTTCATGTAGGCCAATACCCACGCGCAGTAATAGAAATTGACCCAATTGGAGAACCTGAAATGCTTTCACCCAACGCAAAAAAACATTTTTCAATATTTCGCGATCCATTTAAAGATGAAGTGAACTCTGCAGATGATGTTTACACAAGTCCTGACATTCGCTACATCCGTGAGGCAATGTTTACCACTGCAAAACATGGTGGCTTGCTTGCAGTAGTTGGTGAATCTGGTGGTGGTAAAAGTGTATTACGCCGCGATTTAATCGAACGAATTAATCGCGATAAAGAGCAGATTGTGATTATTTTCCCAAGAACGATTGATAAGTCAAATTTGAATGCGGGCAGTATTTGTGAGGCGATTATAAAAGATTTGCAGCCTGAATCTAAGCTCCCACAAAGTTTAGAAAGCAAAGCACGTATCGTTGAAAAAATACTTAAGGCAAGTGCTGAAGTCGGCACTAAGCATGTATTAGTTATTGAAGAGGCTCACGACATTACCATTCAATGCATGAAGTATTTAAAACGTTTTTGGGAGCTAGAAGATGGCTTTAAAAAACTGCTCTCAATCGTGCTAATTGGTCAGCCTGAATTAATGGATAAGTTAAATGAGGCAAAAAATCCTAATGCGCGTGAATTCATTCGTCGCTGTGAAGTTGCACAGCTGGTGCCACTGGATCGTAACCTTGAAGATTACCTAGATTTCAAGTTTGGCCGAATCGGCGTTGACCTAAATAAAGTGTTTGAAAATAATGCTTTTGAGGCCATTCGTAGACGCCTAACAAAGAGTGAAAACGGCCGTGTGATCTCACACCTAAACCCATTGATGGTGAATAACTTAGTCACTAAAGCACTCAATCTTTGCGCTGAAATTGGTGAAGACAAACTCAGTGCTGAAGTCATTAGTAAACTTTAGGAGTAGATCATGAAAACATTTTCAGTATGCCTTTTGTTAGCAGTTATTGGATTAAATGAATACCTGTCTTATGCGCTCTCAACTAAATATAAAGCTGAGGCAGAAGCAAGATTGATTGCCTTTAAACACCAGCCTCATAAATGTGAGTTCACATTAGATAACGTCACTCACGAATACCCTAATTGCAAAATATTGGAGAACTAGCCATGACACGCAACGATAAAACTTGGGCGCAAGTAAATCGCAAAACACCGGTGCTAGGCAATAAGCCAAATGAGACAAGATACTCGTTTCCACCAATCACTTACTTAAACAAGCAAAACAATGTGCTGCGTTTTTGTAAAGCTGTACACATATATTTAACAACCTTTTACAGCTGGAAAAATAGCTGGCATGCGGCTGCGAGATAGTCATGACAACTAATAAAAAAGAACAGCCAAAATTAACTGTATTGGACACTGTAAATAACTACTTTTACATGCACCAAGAGCAAGCGATCAAGGCTTCTGATTTGAAATCATTAATGCTTGAAATTGGCTCACCAGTGAAATCGGCAGTGCAACAAATTGGCTTGCTAGTTAAGCGTGGCGATGCGGTTTGTGTTAGACCAGGTGGCGGTCAACGTGCATCAACTTACAAAGCAACGCCAAGCATTAAATTCATTACGGAATCAAAACGCACTCGTGTATTTGAAAGAAGAGTGGGCTTGATGGATGACTTTAAAACACCTGAAGGCGTATTGATGCTGCAAAACATTGTGATGAAAGTGCAGCATGTTTAAAACTACTCATACAGCCAAAGCACGGCTCACACGTTCAAAGCTAGAGAGCATGCGTAAAGCTAACTTGCTGCTAGATAGAACTGCTAACTCTAGCTTTATGTGGCGCAAGCACTTTGCAAAGGCTGAAATGCTATGAAGCTCACTTGCCCAAACTGCTACGAAACAATAAGCCTAGCCGCTTTAATTGAGCATGATGCTGCACGTGAGGCTATCAAGCTAGCACTTGAGTTTCCTGCGCCTTTGGGCAAGCAGCTTATGCAATATGCCAGCCTGTTTAAACCAGCACAGCGTGCGCTCAGTATGGATAGGTTCAGCAGCATATTGAATGAATTGCTACCAATGATTCAAGCGGCACAAATTGAACGTGGTGGCAGAGCATGGCCAGCACCGCAAGCATATTGGCAACAAGGTTTTGAAAGCATGTGGTTAGGCCGTGACAAGCTCACATTGCCACTGAAAAGCCACGGTTATTTATTGGAAATAATTTCAGGCTTTGCCAATAAAGCCGAAGGCCAGCAAGAGCGTAAAAGTGAGCAAGGTCGCAAGTATGGTGAAGTGATGACTGGTGGTTACATTACACAGGCAGCAAAAGCAGCACATGGTGTTGTTGATCACGTGACTGAGCCTACCAAGGTGATCGGTAATAAGGTTGCCAAAGGTGAAGCTAAAGTGAATCTACGTGACACATTAAACAAGATGACTGGAAAAAATCATGCTGAGTAAATTTATCACAGTGATGCAAAACCATATAGGTCGTGACTTAGGAATCAGAGGTGAAGATTTAGCGGATGCTTTAAACACAACAACTCGTGAATTACGCACCTTAACCGACTTAGTGATAGATGAAGGCATTTTACTCTGCAGCCATCCAAGCTATGGCTACTGGATAGCACTCAATGCAGAAGAGCTAGAAGCCACTTGTCAGTTTCACCGTAGCCGTGCGCTTCATGAATTGGCTAAAGAAGCAAAACTCAGAAAAATTGGACTGGCTGATCTACTTGGCCAGTTGCATTTAAGGACTTAATTATGACTTTATCAGATCAAATGGAAGATATAGAAAATAGCGTTATTGCAGCTAGAGAATGTGGCGATAACATCGAAAAAATGATGGGGCTGATGGCAGATACAACTGACGAAGCTAAATTAATTTTTTGGCAAATATTTTTAGCAGAGGCAGCGGCTACTGCTGTTAAACAAATAAGCCCACAAACAACTTTTATTATTTTAAATAGCTTGATTTCAGCCATACAAGAAAAAGAAATCAATACCAAATTTCACTAGGAGAAATCATGACACCACTTATTAATATAGAACAAAAAGCCAAGCACTTTAGTAAGCGCCGTGCAGTTTTAGTACAACGAGTAATGATACTTAACGCTGCAATTGATCAGTTAAAACGCAAGCACTTGGCTGACATTAAAGAATCAGTAAATGAAACATCTGAGGCACTAGCAGAGCTTAATTCTCTATTAGAAAAATCACCCAACCTATTTGTGAAACCTCGCACCATTGTTTTTCACGGCATAAAAGTTGGTTTCCAAAAGCAAAAAGGCAAGATTGAAATTAAAGATGAAGCCAAGACTATTTTACTCATCAGAAAACAGTTACCTGAACAGGCTGATTTATTAATCTCAACCAAAGAATCTGTAAGCAAAGATGCACTGGCTAATGTAGCTGTGGCAGAACTAAAACGCATTGGTTGCAATGTGATTGCTGACACTGATGTAGTCGTCATCAAACCTACAGATAGTGAAGTAGATAAATTAGTAACTGCACTATTAAAAGAAGTGACTGAAGAAGTAACAAATTAATCGTTGACTACCCAAGCTGTGAGTGGGGCTAATAACCGCAGCAGACTGTGATGGTGTTACTCCTCCGAGTTACCCTTTCCACCAGGCGCAGTCGATTTACCTTTTTTATACTTATATATAGGAGCTTCAAATGAATCAAGCAGACTTAGTAGCAGCAATCGCAACAAGCAATAATCACCAAGGTGTTTCAAAAACTTCAATTAAATTTGTATTAGATCAATTAGGTGAGGTTACTCAAAAAACTTTAAAAGCTGGCGGCGATATCGCTTTACCAGGCATTGGTAAATTCTCAGTAAAAAACCGTGCAGCACGTATTGGTAAAAATCCACGCACTGGTGAAGAGCTTCAAATTGCAGCAAAAGTGGTACCGCATTTTAGTGCTGCTAAAGCGCTTAAGGATGCAGTAGTTTAAGACTGAAACTCTCATTTATAGCCCGTTAACAAATGGGCTATGGAAGATGGTTTTAATCAGGAATCTAAAGTGGGAATTTTGTTATTTTTAGTTTTTTTATGGGCAATTTTTGAAGGGCACCCTTGGGTTGCTCTCTTCATTTTTATTGGATGTATCAATTGAAAATACTTCACTTAACTTTAGATAAGTATTGGTTTGACATGATAGCCAGTGGCGAAAAAACTGAAGAGTATCGCGAAATTAAACCGCATTGGATTAAACGATTACACATCAGAAAATACGACGTTATCAGCTTTAGAAATGGTTATAAAAAAGATTCTCCAAAAATGACAATAGAACTTCTAGGAATACGTTCTGGAGCTGGCCTAACACACTGGGGCGCTCCTAGTAACTCTGATGTATATATTTTGCAACTTGGCAAAATATTAACCAACAACAAGGAATTGCTATGACTAAGTTAATTCCAATTGGTACACGAATTATATTTACTAAAGACCTTACTGAAGGTGCAAATGAAGATCATCCAGCATGTATTTATGCACGTAAAAATGAAGGCGGGGAAATTGTAGGGTATGGCTGTAGCGAAGGATATTGGGTTACATGGGATGCTTGGCCTCATAAGTTTGGAGCTTCAGCAGATGAATTTACAGTTGCCAACCCAATTGCATCTGGCTTAGATAGAAACACCGATGGATGTATTGGACAGCCATGACTAACACAGCTAAAAAATTCACACCACGCAATAACGATCTAGCTATGATCCACATCGCTAAAAAAGATCTTGGCCTTGATGATGACACCTACCGCGATATGCTTTGGACTGTAGCGCGTGTACGCAGCTCTAAAGACTTAGATTTCTCTAGCCGCATCAAAGTACTTGAGCATTTAAAGTCACGTGGTTTTAAGCCTAAACCAGCCGCTAAGACCAAACAAAAAGCGCCACTATCTAATGAGCCACAACATAAGATGATTCGTGGTCTATGGCTTGAGCTGCATGCGGTAGGCACAGTATTAGACCCATCAGAACTAGCCATCTCACGCTTTATTAAAAATCAAACCAAGATTGATCGGATTGAGTGGCTATCAACAGCACAAGCCAGTCAAATCATTGAACGCTTAAAACAATGGTTAGCCAGGGCAAATAAAAAGGTTGCATCATGATGAGAAAATTAAGATTAGTTTCTAAACCTTCTAAATCATTAGCGCCTGAGTATCTAGCAGACTTGCTAGATCATTCAAAAAACATCATGGTTAAAAATGGTATTGATGCAGAAAAGTCTAAAAAGATTGCCCATGATATCTGTGAGCAAATGTGCTCAGAATGGGGCGGTCAGAACATATACTTTGCGTATGGCTTACGCATGAAGTTATCTGAGCGTGACCTTAAAATTTATCAAGAGTTTAAAGGTGATAACCACGCCGAGTTAGCGCGTAAACATAAAACAACACTTCAATCTATCTACCGCATTATTGCCACTGTAAGAACAGAAGAAATTGCACGTAGACAAGGTAGTTTGGATTTATAATAAATCATGAGAATATTTACTAGATCAAACGCAAAATTTAAACGTATGTCTAAACGCAGACAAAAAAATAGTGCTCTATATTCTTTGTTTGCGCTTCCTAAAATTTCCACTCCTAATGCAGTTGATGTTAAGAGCTTTATAAATAGCAGAGCTTGGCTGGCTGAAGTAAGCGGTGTAGTTAGCAATGTTAATGAGCTTAAAGACTCATTCATAATTGAGCGTTAATAATTAATCATGACTGAATATCTATTAATTGGCGGTGCTGGTAATGGTCAAAAGCTAACCATTAAGTTTGGTGTAAGTATCTTGTATAGATGCCCTGACACTGGAATAGATTATCGCTATAAGCTAGGCTCTTACTCTTATTTGGATCGTCAATTTAATGTTGGCATTTTCGATGTAACAGAATCTGAAATTATTGCTGCTATTCGTAAGTTCGCAATGTAATTTTTGAGTCCTTTTTTATTTGCGTATATTGCAATAGTCTTTCATTTTAACTTCCCGTCTTATCCCAGTTAGTTTCGTTTCTTCCCACTTATCTCAATCTTAGTTATATATTTATCTCAGTTCTCATCAGACAGCAAAGCTCGTGCTACTCATTAACAAGCAAACGATTACTAATAATCTTTTCAACATACGATCAATCTCCTTTTACATGATGCAATTTTTAAAGTTTGCCATCTAACAACATTCGCCATATCAATAGTGCAGATAATACACAAAATGAAAAAACAATGGCGCGGTATAGGTCAGGCTATCAACACGGTCAAGAATACCACCGTGACCTGGAATCAGATTACCTGTGTCTTTGATGCCCAAGTCACGCTTGACCGCTGAAATACTCACATCACCCACAAAACCAGCCA